TCTTGAATGAGCCGTTCCAATTCCGTTTCAATCCATTGGTTGATCGCGTCCCTGTCGGTTATCGTAACCCCCGGTATCACCCCGTATGGCAGGCAATAGCGCAGGACGGCCTGTAATTGGCCGACGTGGTAGGGGTAACAGATTTTGCGGGTGCCGATTACGGCGCGGAATTCATTATTTTTGTCCATGTTTTGTTTATTTTAATTATTTATCCCAGTGATTATCGTCTTCGTCGCGCCAAACAAGCCAAAAAAGGATGAACGGGGCAACGAGAACAAGGGCCAAACCAAGGCTGATGAGGCTGCTGGCGGTCATAAAAGGGTCATTTATTGAGGTTTATCTGAGTTATCGGGCATAGCCTTACCGTTTACCGGAAGCCGGAAAATAAACGCGCCTTCCCCCCGCATGGCGTGATCGAACAGCGCATCTAGGCTTTCCCCAATGGGGATTCCGTAGGCTTTACGCCACGCTCTGAGACTGGCTAGGGTCCTAGGCTGGACTAGGCCGACAAGCCTCACCTTGGGCAAGCGATAGGGTCTAGACGTCATCTGAGAAGCCTCACCGCGAGGCAGAGGACTAATGCGCCGATGGAAAGCAAGCAGAGGCAGGCGTTGAGAATGAGACGTGTCATAAGTTTTTAAGGGAATCCGGTAATGTCGGAAAATCGCTTTTAGTGACAAAACCGGATTCTTGTTGTTTAAGTTATGGTAATGGCAACGCTTTGCGTGTGCGTTTTATGCGGACAAAGTTATGAGATGCGGCCATAATTGCCGCCGCCTCATCATTCATGCGCCCCATCTTTTCTTTCCAACTGTCGCGGCCAAACCAACCGACCGTTCTCCGTTCAATGCGTCCGCCGCAAGCCATGTCCAAAAATGAACCAACGGGAGCGCGAGCTATTTGTTTTGTCCAAGCCATTAAGAGGTTGTTGAAATTAGTTTTCATTTTTTATAGGTGTTTTTTTATTTTATTCCAATAGCGGTTTAAGTTTGTTAGTTTTTGGCCGGTTGCTTTCATGGCGTTGGGTCCGCCATTGTGAGTCATGGCCAAGGCCCGACAGTCCCCAGAGGCCCACGCCTTTGGGGCATAGCGTCGCATATAAGCCGAAACAACGGCCCGCGAGTAGGCAAGGTCAGAGCATTGAGAATACGAGCCCTTTACGCCACTATCTAGCCAGTAGGCCCTATGCAGCTGATAGGGCCCCAAAGCGGCCCCGTTATCACCCCTTATGGCCCCTAATCGGCCCCCGGTTTCTACGGCATGAAGGGCACGAAAGAAGGATTCAGGAGGCGCGGCCCCCAAAGGCACGGCAAGACAGAGCATGAGCAAGGTGCGTTTCATCGTGGGCCCTCGTTCAAATATTCTTCTTTTTTCAACTCGTCATCGAAAGCAATCGTTTCAAGAACCATCAATTCATGCGAATTCGGATCACGGACTACGCATTGCGGATATTTAATCCTGCATTCGATGCCGTGTTTGGCTTCTAAGATTGCGGCTTCCATAGTGCCGTGCCTGCTTGAAAAGAGTTGCCTTCCACCGTTGGGAAATTCGATCACGGCGGCCCAACCGTTTGCCCTGCGCGAAGAGGAAGCGGTTAATTGGTTTGCACTCATTTCACGCCCTCCGCTTTGGCTAACGTAGCCTTTGCAAAGTCAATTGCGGCCCCTTCCCAATCGTGTAAAGCCGCAAGCAAAAGGAAATCCCGTGCTACCTGTAGCAATTCAGGTGCGGCTGCAATCAAACGGGCGTTGGCTTCAAATTCTCCCGGTTCAAACGCCACGCATTCAGTGAATAAACGGCAAATAGCTGCCTGTTTCGGCGCTTCGTTTGCGGTTGTGACGGCGCGAGTGGATGCGCTCAAAACAGTTTTCCACGGCCCCGGTGTGTGTGTGTGTGTGTGTGTGTGCATAGGTGTTCACCCCAAAGGCCCGCCCCCAACAAAGGGGAGCAGGCTTTTAACGGGTTTTAAGTAGGTTCAGAAATCCTGAATGATAATGCCGCCCTCGAATTCGATGACTTGCGTGCGTTCTTGCAACCATTCTAAGCAATAGGCTTCCGTCTTTTTATCGGCTTCCTCGTCTTCCGTGTCGTCTTCATTGTGAATATCAGCGATATAATCGTTGCCGTATGCTCTTGCGGCTAGCGTCGCGCTTGTATATTCGGAGAAATCGCAACGGATTGCAACCACATCCAGCTCTATTTCCTCGCCTAAATCCTGTTCAAGTTGCTCCATGTGTTCGGCGAGAGCATAAGCCCCGGCCCGTGACCATGCCGCATTTTTATCTGCCATTAGTGCGCCCGCCACATCGTAAGTGCTAAGTGTTCGTTTCATGTGTGTGTGTGTTTCCTATCAATTGAGAGGACAATTGCGCCCCCTTTCAATGCCTTATCCCCGCCCCGGCGAACCGGAAGCAGGGCGAAGGGGTTGGTTTGTGGGGTGTTTACTCGTTTTCGATTTGAAGCGTGATTTCTAGTCTCTCCAAAAGTTCCGGCGTGAGCAACTCCAAAGAATCACCGTTCAAATCTTTGGCGTAAATTCCGCAATCCTGTTTTGGTGTTGGTCCGCCAATGCCGTTGGGCCTGTAACCATATGCTTCATCCCAGCATGCCTGTTCATGTGGGGTAAGCTCCGAAAAAGGTTTTGCAACTGCATCAGAGTCAGCGGAGGGAAAAAACTCATCTTCACATATGGAATAGGCGTCTTCCCAACTTTGGGCACGAACAACACCGGATATGCCCATTGAATCCCGGTGAACGAAAAGCGGACCGAATCCATCATCATAAATGGGGATGGAATGGCCAAAACGTGATTTGGCTGCGACTAGGCGTTGGCTATCGGTGATGAGTGCGGAGTCAATTTGTGTTTTCATGTGTGTTTTCCTTTTCTGTTTTGGTTGCTGTTTATTCGCAGAGAAAAGTGTATTCGGCTACGTCTCCCGCAAGGGTTCCCGCGTCGTTGCGGTGCGAAAAATAGCTTTCGCCACAGTCAACGCAACTCCCGCCCGGATTGCGGGCAAGCCAAGCGTCGCAGGCCTGCTGGTCTTCTCCCTCCAATCCGCTTGCATCTCCGTTAATCAAATAACTCGCCCAATAAGCGGGCAAAATATAGGTTTCTGTTTTCATTTGTTTCCCTCTCTGTTTTTTGGTGCCGTCGCGTTGTGCGTTGGCTATAGGGCGACAATGGGTATTGCGTGCTTCGTTTCAAGACTTTTTAGACGGAAAAGATAATGTAACCCGTAAGTGGCTGCAACTGCAATGGTTTGCGCGCTATCTTTTCCGCCGGATTTGCGGCCTCCAATACCTCACACCCTAAGGATGGAGCAAACCAACGGTAGAGAGCCCATTCAAAGAGAGAGAGCCAACAGCCAACAGCCAAGCGCAGCCGATAGCTTGCCCTCATGCCCCTACTTGCAAGGTATAGGATGCCCCGGTGGAATGCCTCACGGAATGCCCGACAGAATGCCCGGAGAATCTTGGCCCGCAATCTCAGCTTGTAATCCATTCCCCTTCCCTTAACAGATACCGCCTCACGCGTGCCCAATCGCGCACCAGGTCGCTGAGATTGTGTCTCAATAAGCTATAAGGCTAGGCTACTAGGCTAGTAGATCGCGCTAGGCTACTAGGCAAGGCTAGGCGCGGCCCGGTAAACCTAGCGCAAGCCTCACGCCTACCCATAGGGGGGGAGGGGGGTCAAGGGTCGGGGGGGGTGGGGTTATTGTAATTGGTCAGAACGCCCCCATAAAAAAATAATCTAAATGGTCCTTCCTAAAAGGAGAACGTAGAACATAGTTGAAGAAGACAGGGAAACATAGTTGAACAAATGTCTTGACAGAAATTTTGGGGGCTGGTTACAATCCATACGCAAGCGAAGGATAATGCTTAAAGACTTTTTTTCATTGTTTTTGTTTGGCATTCTATGTCTAGATTGTTTCAAGTATAAGTCGATTATGATCTATTTGTCTAAAGTATGAGCCTAGAGAACATCAGCCCCGTTCTATTGTCCTCCCTAGTGGACAGTGATAGTCGCACCCTAGAGGCGCGGGAGCCGACGAAGGCTATGCTGTGCTTGGAGCAACTAGCGGAGGGGAATACGTGGGAAGAAATTGCTGAGGCTACGGGCTTCTCGTTCAATCAGATTAGTAAGGTGAAGGCGCGGCATGAGGTTGCCATTGAGGTGAGACGGAAGCAGTTGGCGGCTGATGGGTTTGAAATGGCAGAGGGACTGAGGTTGTTGGCTAAACAGAAGCTAGAGATGCTGGCGAACAACCCAGATGCTTTGGCTAAGGTGAACATTCGGGACTTGGTTCTTTCCTATGGGATAGCCGTAGATAAGGGTATGCAGGCCCTAGGGGAGAACAAGGTGGTGGTGGAACACAAGGCTGGTAAGCCTAGCTTGGAGGATGCTATGAAGGCTATAGCGGATGCTAGGGCCGCGCTTCAGAAGGAGGCTATTAGCATATGATTTGGAGGAAACACGCCATTCTTGCGCCACCAACCAATGAGGAGATGGCGCGAATGCAGCCGGAGGCTCTGGCTAGTCTCTACGACATCTACCATCAGGCCATAGAGAACAGCATACGAGACCCTTACAGGTATGGGTTTAAACTTCCTCACTGGAAGAAAGCGGAGGAGTTGTTAGAGTCTTTCAATGAGATACTTGTGAGCGGCGGCAATAGATCGTCCAAGACAACGTGGGCAGCAACAGCCGTAGTTAAGGCCGCAATGGACAATCCCGGTAGTGTGATTATGTGCTTCGCGCAGAACGCAGACGTGTCTATTCGCCAGCAACAATGCGCCATATACGATGCTCTCCCTGAAGAGCTTAGAAAGAAAACCCTTAGTGCTGAGGAGAACATTAGCTACACGCGGAAGAATGGATTCTCCAAGAGTAGTCTAATTTTGCCGGGGACTAAGAGCCACATCATCTTCAAAACCTATGCTCAATTTCTTAACAACGATACTATTCTGGAAGGCGCGGAGTTGGGCAGTCGTGAACCGGTATGGCTCAATCTTGGGGCTTGGTGTGATGAATACCTTATTGGCCCTGAGCTACTACGCACTCTGCGTTTTCGATTGGCTACCCGTAACGCCAAGGTTATTGTTACGTTCACTCCGATTGACGGTTACACGGAGGTGGTTAGAGACTACCTTGAGAAAGCAAGAACTGTTGAAACCAAAACGGCGGAACTCCTCAATGACAGACCGGTTCCGTTTATTCAGCACGCTGCGAATGGCAATAGCGCAATCATTTACTTCCATTCAAAGGACAATCCGTTTGGCGGTTATGATCGTATTGCTCAGGACTTACAAGGCCGTGGTGAAGAAGAAATCCTAACGCGAGCCTACGGCGTTCCCACCAAGAGTGCGTCCACTAGGTTCCCTATGTTCTCGCGGGAGATCAATGTCATACCACATGACAAGATACCGCGTGATAACGTAACACGCTACATGGTCCTAGACCCGGCTGGGCGCAAGAACTGGTTTATGTGCTGGATAGCCGTAGATGAAAGCGAAACCTACTACGTCTATCGTGAGTGGCCGGATGTTAATGTGGGAGACTGGGCCAAGTGGCATGGAGGACGATGGATAGGTGGAGACGGCAGCAAGGGGCTTGGCTACGGCATTAAGAACTACGTTGACCTAATCATCCGGTCTGAGTCGGATGACAAGGAGGAGATACTGGACAGGCTCATTGACCCGCGCCTTGGCGCAGCCAAGTATCAATCGCAGAACGGGGCGAGTTCGATTATCGAAGACTTGGCAGACAACGGGCTGACGTTTAATCCTGCTCCCGGTCTGGACATTGAGGACGGCATCCAAGCTATCCAAAGCAAGATGGCCTACAATCGTAAGGCGAAGATGGATAGCCTCAACCGACCACGCTTCTATGTTTCAGAGAATTGCCAGAACATCATCACTGCCCTTCAGGAATACACGGGGGACGGCGGAACAGATGAAGCATGGAAAGACCCGATAGACGTTATCCGCTATGCGTGCATTGACGGCATACGCTGGATGGATAAGACAATACAACAACCAAAACGAAGGAGCGGATACTAATGGCTAAAGTAAAAATCATCACGCTGGCCGACAGGCTGGGCAAGACAGTTAACGAGCTGCTTAAAATTAAGTCGGCCAAGCTAAAGGAGGGGCTGCACTACTCCGGCTATGGAAAGAACACCTACCTCACCGAAGAAGCCGTAGAGTTAATTGAGCTATCGCTTGAGGCTCCGCTTGCTGTTCCAAACAGAATTAGGGCAACAGTGTTGATGGAAGCACGCAATCCACGATGGGTTTACGCAAAGCTAGAGGGGCATGAAGGCAAGGTGCCTGTTGCAATCCCTCGCAAACTCCGTGGTAAGCTGTTGGGCAAACGAATAAATGTTGACGCAATTACAGACTCATCCGGTGGAACTACCTATCGCCATGAAATGCTTGGAGATTGATATTACATTGGACCGTAAGTGGCAGGACGAACAGATTGATCGTCTGTTGGGTTTTGAAATTTTGCAACGAACACTTCACGCTGAATACCAACC